GCCCAGGCTTTGCCGCTGAACTGCTGAAGAAAATCCTGATGTAATCATGGACGCCCTGCCGCCACCACCACCGGCAGCGCAAGCACCGGCTCCGGTTTTTGAGTGCGTGCGGTGGGGCTGGTCATCTGACCGGCTGCTGGTCTGGTGTCTGAAGTGGCGGGAGCGTGGCAAGCCAGAGCCTAAGAAGGTAGCGGAGGTTGAAAGTCAATGGATCCAGTAAGCGCCCTCGCTGGTATCACTTCAGCTATCTCGCTAGTCAAGAAGGCAGCGAAGGTCGCCAACGACATCGGTGGCTTGGCTCCGATGATTGCGAAGCTGTTTGACGCGACCAGCGTGGCCAGAAAGTCGATGCTTGAGGCCAAGCGTTCAAAAAATAAATCTAACCTCGGTATTGCCCTCCAAATCGAGGTTGCTCTGGATGAAGCGAAAAGGTTTGAAGAAGAGCTAAAAATGCTTTTCCAAGCTAGTGGCCGTGCAGATGTGTGGAACAAGATCAAAGCCCGTCAAGCAGAGATGGACAGGGATGATGCCAAAGAAATTAGCGCACTGAAAGCCGAAGAAAAGAAAGCCAAACAAAAAGCAGAGGAGATGACTGAGATTGCTTTTGCCATAGGCTTTGTTTTCTTTGTAATGTTCTTTGCGGTTTTTGGCGTGAGCGAACTTATAGACTTCTGCCAAAAAACAGGAAGGTGTGTTTGATGTGTTCGGTCTGCTCAAGTGGTTTGATGTTGGCGATGACTGGCGACTTGGGGCTGATCGTTTTATCAAGTGCTGCGCTGCTGCTCTTGCAATTGATTGGTTCTTAGACCTGCTTTACATCTTGCCTGTCAATGACTCCAAAAAGATTGTCAATTTTTTAGCTTCTAAACTCCCCTTCTAGGAAGGTCAAATATGTTTCCCCTTACAGCACTTTTAGAAGTCGGCGGCAAGCTGATTGACAAACTTATCCCAGATCCAGAGGCCAAGGCCAGAGCGCAAGCTGAACTGATCAAGATGCAGCAAGACGGCGAGTTGGCCAAGATGGCCAACGACACCAAGCTGTTTGAGGTGGAGCAGCAAAACACCACTGACCGCTGGACTGCCGACATGGCATCAGACTCTTGGCTTTCAAAGAACATCAGGCCGATGGCGCTGATTGCAATTTTCATTGCCTTCTTTCTGTTCACCATGATGTCTGCCTTTGGCTACAACGCGCAAGAGTCTTATGTCCAGTTGTTGGGGCAGTGGGGCCAGATCATTTTCTTGGCCTACTTTGGTGGCCGCACTGTTGAAAAACTTGCTGACATGAAGATGGGTAAAAAATGAAAGAAAACTTTGACTCCGCACTGGCCGCAGTGCTGCACCATGAAGGCGGCTTTGTAAACCATCCGTCTGATCCAGGCGGCATGACCAACCTCGGCGTGACCAAGAAGGTCTGGGAGGAGTGGGTCGGGCATGAGGTGGATGAAAAAACCATGCGCGGCCTGACCCCTGAGACTGTCGGCCCGATGTACAAGTCCAAGTATTGGGACAAGGTCAAGGGCGATGACCTGCCGGCTGGCGTGGACTATGTGGTGTTCGATGCGGCGGTAAACAGTGGCCCAGGTCGGGCTGCCAAGTGGCTGCAAGCGTGCGTGGGGGTTGATCCTGACGGCGGCATCGGCCCAAAGACTTTGCAGGCCGTGGCGGCATTTGAGGGCGATCTGGTTGACGATTATGGCAAGCGCAGACTGTCATTCCTGATGGACTTGCCGCACTGGCCGACCTTTGGCAAGGGCTGGAGTCGCAGGGTTGCCGAAGTTGGCAAAGTAGGCGCAGACATGGCATAAGGTGAAATAATCACCTCATGGCCAATGTCAAGCAACAATTAGAGACGCCTTCACTACCGAGTCTGGGTTATCCATCAGAGGTGTATGACCGCCGGAACTTGAACGAGAACAACGGCGCACTGAACATTTTTTCCAGAAAACTGACTTCCGTCCTTGGCTCACTGTTTGGGCCAAGGGGCGGCAAGTTTATGAACAATCCGCACGGGGCGTTTCAGGACTCAACCGACCAGACGGCGGCCAACACCACCACGGCCTATGCCGTCACATTCAACACGACAGACTTTAGCAATGGCGTGACAATAGCCAGCAACAGTCGAATCACAGTGGCCGACAGCGGAATCTGGAACTTGCAATTTTCCATTCAGTTTACAAATACGACAAATTCGTCTCAGGATGTGGATGTCTGGTTTCGGGTCAATGGTACAAATGTGGCCAATTCAAATAGTAGATTTGGCTTTGCACCTAGAAAAGGTGCTGGCGACCCGTTCCACATCATTGCGGCCATAAATTACTTTGTGAGCTTGAATGCGACTGATTATGTGGAGATCATGTGGAGGCCAACCGACATCGGTGTTCAAATTGAGCAGTACGCTGCCAGCGCCAGCCCAACCCGACCAGCAGTGCCATCGGCCATCGTCACGATGAGCTTTGTGTCCAACCTACCGACAATATAGCCATGTACATCCCACTAAAACTACCACCAGGCATCTACAGAAACGGCACAGAGTACCAAGCAGCAGGCCGCTGGTATGACGCGAATCTGGTGCGCTGGTACGAGAACACCTTGCGGCCTATTGGCGGCTGGAGGAAGCGCTCGGCAAGCCAGATGACGGGTTTGTGCAGGGGTTTCATCACTTGGCGCAACAACAGCGGAGAGCGATTTATTGCCGCCGGCACTCAATCCAAACTCTACGCCATGAACGAGGCGGGGACACTCAAGGAAATCACACCAACCGGCATCACTGCCGGCATTGCCGATGCCACGATCAAAACTGGCTACGGCTACGGCACTTATGGCTCATACGCTTATGGTGTGGCCCGACCTGATCTTGGCGGGCTGATCCCCGCCACCACATGGTCACTTGACACATGGGGCGAGTATCTGGTGGCCTGCTCAAGCGCTGACGGCAAGCTGTACGAGTGGCAGCTTGGCTTTACAACCCCGACCTTAGCAGCGGCCATTACCAACGCTCCAACGGGCAACAAGGCTCTCTTGGTCACTGCCGAGCGAATCCTGTTTGCCCTTGGCGCTGGTGGCAATCCCCGCAAGGTGCAGTGGTGTGACCAAGAAGACAATACAGTCTGGACGCCTGCGGCCACCAATCAGGCTGGTGATTTTGAGTTGGCTACAGTTGGAACATTGATTGCCGGCAAGCGCGTCAAGGGTGTCAACCTGCTCTTTACAGATGTGGATGTACACACGGCGACCTATATCGGCGCACCATTTGTCTATGGCTTTGAGAAGGCCGGATCTGGCTGCGGCCTGATCTCGGCTCAAGCTGTGGCGGCCATTGACACGGCGGCCATCTGGATGGCTAAGAGTGGCTTCTGGATATACGATGGCTACCTCAAGCCCTTGCCTTGCGAAGTCTCAGATTATGTTTTTAACAATATCAACTACAACCAAGCGTCCAAGGTCTACGCCGTCCACAACAGCCAGTTTGGCGAGATCTGGTGGTACTACCCAAGCAGCGGCAGCAATGAGAATGACAGCTATGTCACCTACAACTACCGTGAAAACCACTGGAACATAGGCTCATTGGCCCGTACCGCCGGCACTGATGCGGGTGTGTTCACCAACCCGCTGCTAGTGTCATCTGATGGCTACATCTACGAGCACGAAGTGGGCTTTGCCTATGACAGCGCCAGTGTTTTTGCTGAGTCTGGGCCAGTGCAGCTTGGCAACGGCGACAACCTCATGTCGGTGCGGCAGGTTGTCCCAGATGAGCAGACTCTTGGCGAGGCGGTGGTTTCATTCAAGACCCGCAATTACCCGACAGGCGCTCAGTCCACCTTTGGGCCATACACGGCCGCCAACCCCACGGATGTCCGGTTTATGGCGCGGCAGGTCAATGTCAAGGTGACGGGTGCTGTTTTGGCTGATTGGCGCATCGGGGTGATGCGGCTGGATGCGGTGGCCAGCGGCAAGCGATGATGGATAGAATTTTTGAGATCAACCGATGTCGCCAGTGGATTGATGCGGCTTTAGAATACAGTGGTGGGACTCACACACTCGATGACATAGCGGCTGGGATAATGTCGGATCGATACCAGTTATGGCCTGGGCAAAGTTCAGCGGTGGTGACAGAGATTCTTGTTTATCCGAAGCTAAAAAATTTACATTTTTTTCTTGCTGGTGGCAATCTTGATGAACTCAAGAAAATGCGGCCACACATTGAGGCATGGGGAAAGTCTGTTGGATGTACAAGGGTGACGCTTGCTGGCCGTAAAGGCTGGGAGCGTACATTTTTAAAAGACGAGGGATATGAGCCTCAGTGGTTTATTCTTTCAAAGGAGTTGATATGAGTCAAGGTGGTGAAGTAACTACACAGCAGCTTGTTTATGGCCCTGACGGGAAAGTGTATGGCAACCCAGCGCTAGCAAGAGCCGCTGGTGTAAATCAAACCTATCGTCAGGACGGAACTCCGTATCCTGAGACTTTGCTTGGCAGTTTGCCCCTGTCACCCTCAGTGCCTATTACTGAGACATTTGACCCGTCTGCTGGCATTGGCGAATTTGAGCGCCGTCAATTTTTGCGAAACCAAGCATTGCCTATGCCGGATCAGTACCAGCAAATCATGGGGCAAGGTAGCAGTGCTACTCCGTACCAGCGAATCATGGGTCAAATGCCACTGCTGCAAAACCCATACGCCAGCATGTCGGGTGGCTACAATAATTTTCAAGGCGGCTACAACCCCAATCTGTACAGCAATGCGCCAAGAGCAATTGGTCAGCTTGGCTTTGGCGGCGGTGGTGGCGGCGGTGGCTCTGAGCCTGCTGCACCCAGTGCGTGGAGCAGCATGACCCCTGCGGAACAGGCGGCCTATTACGCTGCAAATCCAACGATGGCGACCATCACTCAATTGGGCCAAAAGGCTTTTGGATATACAGGTTTGGGTGCTTTGCAAAGAGCAATGAATCCAGGCTTTGTCAGCGACCAGAGTTTGATTGCAATGGGCGTCAACCCTGCCGCATATCAGTCGGCCAAAGAGAGCTTTCGCGCCAGTGAGATTGGGGCGATGAATGCAGCGGCTGAACAAGCTGCTGCCGAAGCAGCAGCGGAAGCGGCGACTGTTGCAAATGATATTGATGCTATATCTGCCAGTGAGGGAATTTCATCAGGTCAAAGCGTTTCAGATGCCGCATCCAGCGCTGCTGACGGCTACGGCTCTGGAGATTCAGCCGGCTTTGGCGGCGGCACTGATTCCGGCAGTGACGGATGGGCCAAGGGCGGCAAGGTCACCAAGGATCGACTCAAAGGCCCAGATCCTAAAGGCCCAGACGAAGGCTATGGCGCACTACTCAGTGGCGAATATGTCATCAAAAAATCAGCGGTCAAGAAGTACGGCCAAGGGCTGCTGGACATGATCAACGATGGCAAGATTCCTGCCAAAAAAATAAAATCTTTACTCGGCTAAGGGGCGAAAAATGTCTAAAGGTGGAAACCAAGTATCAACGACTTCAATTGATCCTGACATCAAGAGTGCGTTTCTCACAAACTTTGGTCAGGCTCAGAATGTTGCGGCAGCATTGCCTGTCCAGCAGTTTGCCGGATTCAATCCTCTGTACCAAGCGGGTGAAGAGCAGATCGTCAACCAATCACTGACCCCGTTCACCGGTCAGGAAATTGGCGGGTTTATGAATCCGTACCAGCAAGAGGTCATTGACCGCAGTCTTGCCGATATTGAGTCGAGCCGCCAGATGGCAGACCTCAGAGATCGTCAGGCCGCTACACAAGCCAAAGCCTTTGGTGGCTCACGCCAAGGTGTGCAGTCATCACTCACCAATGCCGCTGCACTTAAGCAAGCCGCTGACCTGTCAGCAAACCTGCGCAATCAGGGCTTTGGTCAGGCTACTCAGTTGGCTCAGTACGCCCGTGGACAGAATCTCCAAGGCGGTCAGAATGTGCTGGCCTTGGGCGGTGCGCGTCAGGCTCTGGAGCAGCAACAGCTTGATGCCATCCGCAACATCGGCCTGCAAAAACTTGGCATCGTGCAGTCCAGCTTGGGTGCAAGTCCAGCCAACTTGGGCGGCAGTGTATCTACACCGTACACACAAAATCGTGGTGCTGGTCTTTTGGGCGGTGCTCTGGCTGGCTCTCAGTTGGCAGGTCTTAGCGGCGGCGCAATCAGTGGTGGGGCTGGTGCTGGACTTGGCGCATTGCTTGCCCTGCTTTAAGGAATAAAAATGGCAACAGATTTTGACTTCTCAAACATTGGCAGCATGTTTGGAGGCGGCATGGGCGGCACGCCCACTGGCCTTGATGCACTGCTGAGTGAAGACCAGCGCAAGCTGATGGGCCGCAACGCTGCACTGGCGGCGGCTGCTGCATTGCTGCAAGCCGGTGGCCGTAGCACCACCCCCATCAACTTGGGGCAAGCCCTTGGCTCAGCACTACAAGCTGGCCAGCAGGGCTACCAGCAGGCGCGTGCTGGGTCGGTGCAGGATCTGCTGCTGAATCAGAAGCTGGAAGAGGCGAAGACAGATCGTGATCGTCAGGCACAAATGTCAAAACTGTTTCCGCAGGTATTCCAACGAACCACGACTCCAGCAAAAGAGATTTATGGCGAGGATGTTATGGGTCAGCGAGTGGGTGAAGGTGTAACACCTGCCCAGACTTCATTCACCATCGACCCCAACAAATTGCAAGCATTGGCAATGCTTTCAAAAAATCCACTGGAGAGTCTTGGACAGATTGCAAAATTAGTCCCAGACCTGAGAAGGGCTGGGTTTACAAGTGCAGGTACACAAACAGACAACCCGTTCAGCGTATTTACAGGAGATCAAACGATTCCAGCAAACATTCGCAATGTTGCAAAGCAATATGAAAGTAGCTTTGCATCTGGTGTGCTTGACCCAGAAAAAGCAGATGATCGTGTTCGGCAATTAGCAGAAATGACGCAACGAGCGCAACAATTTACTTTGTCGCAAGATGAAAGAGAAGCCAACCGATTGAGAATGGAAGCCCAATTTAAGCAGTCTCAGGATGCTCTGGAGCAATTCCGTGCTCAAGGGCAGTTAGCTTCAAAACAGGCAAGAGATTTGCAAGCAAGCATTGCGCAGCAAAGTCTTGATTTGCGTAAACAGGCCGAAGCAAACAAGCCTGAGCAGTTTTCGTATTCTCAAAAGAAAGAATTTGACGAAATACAAAAAAGTTTGGCTGAGGCAAAATCTGCTGGAGATAGCGCATCTCTTGCTGCTAGAGCAGCGCCGCTTATTTCTCAAGCGTATGGCGGCAAAATTGAATCAGGAATTAAAGGACTGGCTGGTGCTGTTGGTTTTACAACTGATGCCAAAACAGCAAATGACCAGTTGGTGCAAATTTCTCAGCAGTTAGCTCTTAAAACGCCAAAGTTCAGCGGCCCGACATCTGATGCTGACGCAAAAAGGTATGACAAGGCTGTTGGCGACTTGGCGAACCCAAGCGTAAGCCAAGAAGCAAAAATAAAAGCACTCACAGAAATTGGAACACTGGCAAAAAGACAAAAAGATTTTGCACAGCAACAAGAAAACTTTTATTTTGCAAACAATAAAAGTTTGCGAGGTTTTACATTTACCGAATCTAATCCATTTGGGAATTAATCATGGCAGAAAAAAAACCAACAGCAAAAGACATCAACCTGTTGTCGCAACGGCCTGACCTTGCGGCAATGTTTGATGAGACATACGGGCCAGGCGCTGCCGCACAGGTGTTAAAAGCCGCGCCATCTGGCGGTGCTGCCTTTGGAGTCTTTCCGCAAATGCAGCCACGGCGCAATTTAAGGTCAGAATCAGGTCAAGACCAAGGAAGCTACGCTGGAGCTGCATTGCGCGGTCTTGCGCCTCCCATGCTGGGCGCTGCAATGGGCGCGCCATTTGGGCCAGTTGGTATGCTTGCTGGTGGCTTGGCCCTACCTGCGGCTGATGCCTTAACTTCACTTTTAAATCTAGCAACCTCTGGCGCGGAAAAAGTAACGGGTGGTCAATACGGAAGACTGACAACGCCATCTCAAGGAATACAAAATCTTTTGACAAGCGCTGGAGTGCCAGAAGCAAAAACAACTGGTCAAAGAATGTTGCAAACTGGTCTTGGTGCAGTTGGCAGTACAGCCTCGCAAATTTCTGGCTTGCAACAGTTGGCGAAAGAAGCATCAACCCCATTGGCCAGAGCAATATCGCAACAGATGGCCGTAAGACCCGTGGCCCAGACTGCTGCCGCACTTCCTGCTGGCGCGGCTGCACAACTGGCCGGTGAGTCTACCCAAGCACTTGGCCCGATTCCATCGACCATTGCATCAATGCTTGCAGCAACTGCGGCAGGCGGTGCAGCCATGACGCCACGACCACAAGCAAAAAGAACGGGCGCAGAGACAAGGGCCGCTGACATTGCTGCCAAAGCA